CTAGACGGCGAGCGACCTCGCGGATGGAGAGGCCGCTGACTACGAGGGCTCTGAACGCGCCCCAATCGACATCGAGTTTTTTCATGGGGTAGAGAGAGAGTAATCTCTAAGAGCCCCAAGTGAAAGCGCCATCATCGGAGCCGGCGTGCATATAGGCGTTGTGGTCGGTAATCATGTCATCGTATTCGCGCTGCATGTTCGAGAAAGAACTTTCGGGCTGGTTTTTGAGCTGGGTGCCGGCGAGTGCGCCGAGGCGGCGGGCCAGTTCGACGGCGAAACAGCAACTGTCGGCGTAGTCGGGGCTGCGGGGGAAATGTTTGCGCATCTCCGGCTTGGTTTCGACCCTGCACTTCTTGGCGCGCATTTCCCAGCGACGTGCGCAGAACTCTTTTATTGCTTGGGCCGGCATGTTGCGCAGGGCGTCGTTAACGGCGAACTCGCGCACGGCGAAATGCAGCTCGCTGACCACCCGGTCGTACTCTTCGCTGGCGGGGCGCGGGTTAACGGCGCTGATGGGGCGCTCGCTGACTTTGCCCGCCTCCTCGATGCCGACAACCGGCCCCCATTCCCGTCTAAAAATAGACAATAGGCCGCCGCCTTCACCCGAGCTGCCCAGAGCGAAACGTTCCGGCGGAATAGCGAGCGAGCGGCAAAGTTCGACGCACTGGTGGAAGATCTGGTAATGAATTTCCTGGTCGAGGCGGACACTGATTTTCAGCTCGACGGGGGTCCCGAACTCGATGAGCCAACTCTTAGCGCCGTCCTCGCCCGGGACCTGGCCAAGCTTGAAGGGGAGAAACACTTTGCGGTCGCCGCCTTCGTAGCTTGGGTCCAGCACGGCGCACTGGGTAAAGCTGGTGTACCAGGTGGCCGGCTCGCGTAAGTGGTTGTTAAGGACGATGCGTTCGTCGAGCACTGTTTGGGTGATGCCGACCGGGGTCCAGAACCCGATTGATTGAGACCAAAACCGCGGATGTTCACTGGTGCCGTGATAGGCCAGAGCGTCATCGATCTGGCGCTGGTTGATCAGGAAAGGATATTTCCGCTCGCCGCCTTTTTCGACGATCGCGGGACTCCTGCGGCCGTCGAAGAACACGCAGCAACCAACTCCGCGGGCCGGGCCGCCGCGGGTTTCCCATTGTTCGGCTGAATCTGGATCGACACTTATCCAGCCGCCCAGCGGCTCGCTGAACCGGCCGTGGGGGTCCTCGCGTGATTCGGCGTTGCCAAGTAAGAGCGCCTTGAACTCGGGGTTTTTGGCCAGGTTGTCGCAAGCCTGGAAGATGGCCTCGCGAGTGCCTTGCGCCTCATCGACGACTAACAGGACCCGGGTGTTGTGGTAACCGATCAGGTTGTGCAGGGCCTCCTCCACCGGGCCGTCCTCGATGGCTAACCCGAAGATGCCGTTCTTTTTGTCGCCGGCCCGAAGTCGGATCATGTATTCGCTGTAGAGAGCCTGCCCGATGGTCATGTCGGGCCGCTTGGCAATCCTGGCGTGCAAGTCCTGGATATAGTACCAGAGGCGCCGGGAGAGCGCGTCGCGGGTGGTACTGGCCATGATCACGCTCGTGCCTTCGGGATACTCCAGCCAGTACAACAGCCCAATGAGCGAGGCGTTAAAGCTTTTGGCACTGGCCGCCGGCCCCGTCCAGGTCACCCAGTGGTATTCACAAAAGCTCCGCAGCGCACGGTCGATCCAGGGGTGCCAGACGATGCCGGCGCCATGCCAGATGTCCAGGATCGCCGCCTTGCGATGCACGTAGGCGCCCGAGCAGATGTTCTTGGCCCCCGCGTAGAGGTGACACTGCAAGGGTGTCGCGCCCCGGGGGAAAGGGAACCCCTTGAAGACATCGCTCGCCGGGACGGGTTGCATGTGGAGAGAGGAGTTTTAGCAATCGGCCCCCTGGCTTGGCAAGGCGCTTGGAGGTTCCTTGCCGGAGCAGTCTGCCAGCGATTGCGGCAAATCAAAGTATATCTTAGTAACTGTTAGTTAATTTTAGTAATAGCCTGGTTGGGACTCGATAATTCTCCTCCTGCCGTTAGCTTGACAGTGGTTAGCTTTACAGTACCATGCCGTACTAACAAATGCATTCTGTGCCGGAGTCCAGTCGTAAAAAACAAACCAGCTATTGAAGGTCCTGATTCCGATGCGGTGACGGTGGTGGAACTGGCCCGGCTGTTTGGGGTGGAGAGGTCGGTGGCTCGCCGATGGCTGCATCGGCATGGATTCCAAATGCGCCTGGTTCGACTGCCACAGACCGGCAATCAGGCGAGCAACGCTCTGTCGCGCTCCGATGCTCTGGAAGCAATCTCCCTGCGCCGGAAAGAGGGGTTCCGGGTGAAACTGACCAAGGAAGGCAATAGAACTTAACTAGCGCCTTTTATGCAAATACCGCAACCCACAACTGTCCTCCCGCACGACTCTCGAATTGTCAGCCTTCGGATGGGCGAGCTGGCAAAGCGCCCCCTCAGACCATCGCCGCCGCCCACCCCAACGTTTCTTGGAATTCTGATACTGCTGGCGCCCCTCGCCCTGTTGCTCTTTTTTGGTGAGCAGCAAAGAGAGCAGCAGGTTTCGCTCGCCAGGAAAGCACTTCTGGACCGGCTAGACCGCAGAATCCTGGAGAAAAAGATCAGCGGGGGCATGGATTTGGGCAGCCAGTACTGGATCTTGATGCCGGACGGTCGCTGGCACCTGGGGTTGTACTCCGGCCCCGTTGCCAGTCCTGATGAGCTGCCCCGCGAAGGCAACGTTCCCGGGGATCTCCGGGCGAGCTTGCGCGACGGCCATCTGTGGCTTTTCACCAGGATTGGAGGCAGTTCGGACTTTGCCTGGGTCGATCCCTAGCACCTGTCCAGCTAAAGCCGCGCCCTCAAACCAATAAACCAACAAACCAATGTTAGACTATTACACTCCACAACAAGACCCTGAAGAAGAAAAGGCCAGGCTCCAACTTCTGGCCATGGCCCAACAGTACGAACGACAACGCCAAAACTACGGATGGAGAAACATGCCGCTTTGGCAAAAAATTCTGCTGATTCTGGCCGGAATCCTCTTTTTTGGTCTTGGTTCAGGCGCCAACCCTTTTGGAGGATAAGCTCCTCATCTCCTTTGCTCCCTTTGCGCGGCAATCCGCTCCTTGGCCACCGCGCTGGCTTGGGCCTCCATTTCCCGGACCGACGATGGATATATCCTGGGAGAATACGATGACTTGGCAAGAGCAAAGCGGGTCGTCATTAACGGCGTCTTCAAAAGAGAGATAGGAATTTGCCTCTAATCACGCGCACGACAACCGACCGGCTGGCGGAATATCCAAGACGGCTGAACCGAGCGCCTCAACGGAGCGCCGGACGGACACGCATGGTTACCTCAGACGCGGCCTCGCCGCACTTTGAAGGAAATTACCTCTTGACAGCTTTAATGAACTAAGCCATCCTGAGAGAGGCGAACGATAACCGAGCGCCTCTAAAACCAACCAAGACCAAATGAAATATGAGAACCGCAGTATTCCATTACAACCGCGAACTGCGCGAGTGGACCTCCCGGCCTTTCCAAGGCTGGGAGTACCGCATCATCCGCTTGTGGCTGAAAGGCTACGCGCTTTACTTCAATGGACGGTATCTCGCAGGGGATACCAAGATTCGCATTCTGATCCATGTTGCGAGGAAACATCTCGCCGAGAACCACTTCGTTAAGGAGGTAGCATGATCGCCGGATGGGAAAAGCAGATTGCCGAGGCGCAGCATGTCACACATTACCGCATCGGTAGAAAGCGGTACGCGAGAATCGCTTACGGTCAGGAGCAGGACGGCTGGGGGGCCGAGGAGGGATATCCTTGCCACGATTGTGCGGTGCAAGCGGGGCAGTACCATGTTCCCGGCTGTGACGTGGAACGTTGCCCGAAATGCGGCGGTCAGGCCATAAGCTGTGATTGCGAGGAGGAATCATGAATCTGTACCAGCTGATCAGGATTCACTGGTCAACATGGGCGTGTCAGGTCTGGTACGCCGTGATCGGATTCATCGTGATCGTGCTGGCGATGGAAGCATTCCATCGCAGCGACGACGATGACGCGGGAGGCTCAAACCTCCCGCTGAGTGCAGGAGAATAAACCAAATAACCAACTAAGACTAAATGAGAAGAGACGAACAAAGATTAGACGAGGCGCCAAATCAGGCGCCGGAAACCGAGGAGCAGACCGAGAGTCTGCAGCCTATTGTCATGACGTTGCAGGTCATGGCGGAACAGCTTGCCAAGATTGGCGAGGAACTGAACCTGATACGCAGGACGGTACAGAAATTCGACACGGACGGTATCGTGACCATTCCAGCTAAGTACCCAAAGAAATGAACTCCGAAATGAACTCCGATTACACCTACGACGAGATAGCCAGAAGCTACCGGCTATGGAGTCAATACGTAGATCCTCACGGGATCATGACGCAGGAGGAATTCGATTCATGGACGGTGCAGCAACGGCTGGTTCATATGGAAGCCTGTTTCGGCGTGGAGGAAAAACAATGAGACCGCTTATCTCGGTTTTGTTCATAGATCCCTACAAACAGGAGGCTAGGCCGGTCTCCTTGAGGAACGACATATTCATCTGGCACAAGGCACTGCAGTGCGATTGCTGCGGGGTCAGCGCCGTGGCCGAGAATTCGCGCACGAGGCAGCAGGTTGATCTCTGGTATGACGATGAGTTCCTCCTCCATGACGTGCTGCCCCCGGCGTTCAGGTTCAAGAATCCCAAAGGGGAGTATCTTGAATTCCGAGGATACGCCTTTTTGGCCGAGGCCAACGACAATGGCGACACGGTTTCACTCAACTCCAAGGCAATCCAGAACCACAAGGTTTTTAAATTTCTGATCGGTCTGGAGTGGGAAGACTTGGAAAAACGCAAAGTGGTGCCGGAGTACATCAACCAACAACTCCGTACACCCGAGCTTGAAATGGACGGCGATT